ATTTTTTTTTTGACCGCTTCCAATTGGGCGGTCAACTCGGCGTTCGGCGCATCGGCGAATAAATCCAATACCTTTTGCAAACCGTCCGCCGTCATATCGTTGTATTCGGTTCCGTCCACGGACTTAACCAAACAGGCAAACGCCAAATACTTTGGCGATATGGCGGATTGGACGAAATAAACGTTTTGCCGCAAATTATCCAATTCCTTTTCCGCCAAATCCGGCTTTTCCTTTCGGATAAACCGGATTGCCTTTTCAATATGCGCATCCCAATCGTTCAAATCCGACCCAACCCCGGCGTCGATAAGCAACATTTTGTTATATGCGTGAAATCGCAAAATCGGCAATTCGTCGATACTGTCGTACAACACAACCGCCCGTTCCCCTATCTTTGTCGTTTTCATAAGAGTATGCGGGTTATGACTGTTGAACAAAACGGAACCAATAACAATGCCGGGTTCCCGGTGCATATAGCAAACAGGACGGACAAAACGACCCCCGCCCACCATGATAAGCAAAAGCCGCAATTGAACATCTTAACAAAAAAGTCGTTGCCGTGAACTTGGACGTACTCAATAACGCCCCACTTTTTTAACAGGGTCAACAGGAACGCCGCCACGGTTGCCACGACCAAAACCCAAATAATGAAAGTTACCATATCGTTAAATGTTACAAGGTTGATTAACTGACAATACACCCTCAAAGCGAAAACCGCCGAACGGGTGCATTAAAAATTGATTATCTATTTCGTCCAACGTAAACCCACGGTACACGTTTTCCGCCAACTCATAAATCCGGTTTATTACAATCGTCCCGTCTTTCAGCCAAAAACCGCCATTTAGGACGGTCAATATTTCGTTCTTCAATGCCTCGGTATTCCGGTTGTTGAGTTGACCGGGGTAAACCTTGCGCAAATCGAACCAAACAATAAGGGAAAACGGGGCTTTAATCTCGCTTTGCTCTTTGGGAACCCAACCGACCGTTTGCGGGTCGTCTATCCAAAAGAACGAAAAATTGCCAATATTGGCATCCGGGGAAACGTCGATATAATCATTGTCGCCTCTCCATTCCGTCCCGCCCGCATATACGTTCGGGGTATAATAGCGTTTGCCCTGTATCACTTTGGCGATACGTTGCGCCCGCCCAAATGCGACGTCCAACCAATCGACGTTATCCATTAACCCGGTTTGTATGTTCCCCAAAACCCGGTCGATTAAAACCGGGTTGGGAATTATAGGGGTTGTTCTCTTATTCGTTGCCATATAATACGTTTTTTGCTTTCTTCATTAAGTCCGGGAATATATATTGCCAAATCAACGCCGCAATATTTTCGTCCGTCAATCCCAATATTTGCCGCCCGTACTTTTTTATTAAGTCCTCCGTTTTGAAATCCGACGCTTTTATTTCAAACTGTTTGTCGCCGACTTCCAAAAAAAACGACGCTTCAAAATCCCCGGTATCCCGTAACGTTACCCGGTTTGTCGGTTGTCCCTTTTCCTCCTTTATGGCTATCGTCAACGGCGAATACGGGGCGTAATCCATAATATCCACGCCCAAACGGTTAATACCTTGTTCAAACAATTGTTCCTCGGCATTCATATCAACAATATAGGCGTCATTGTCCCAAATGATTTGTTGAATGTATGCGCCGGACGATAACCCGTTGTTGAACGTGGCAACCCGGTTGCGTAAATCCTGTATTGACTTTAACCCCGCCATAATCTTACGTTGTCCGGTATTTTACACCGTGGTTATTACAAGTAAGGCAAATACGGTCGATACCCTGCGTATCCAACCGCAACGCCTCGTATGCTTTTTTAAGGTCATAACCCAAACCGCCGGGGCGACCCTCAACGTTGCCGTCCAATTCGTAAAGAATTTCCAACCGGGTTGCGTTTACTTGGTTCCGGTTTACCTTAACATCGGGGTTCATTGCCAACGTGCGCAACATGATTGCGGCGACCTGTCGTTGGATAACCGTTTGGAAAATCTGCCTTTCCTTAATGATAAAATCCGTTAGGTCGCAACCAACGGTTATTTCGCAATTCAACCCGTAATTCTGCGTATTGGTGTACATCGTCAACGCAATATCCCACAACTCCGGGTATTCGTCGAATGTTTCCGGGGCGTTCATCATAAACGGGGATACCTGTAAATACTTGGTTATTTCCCGCCAACGCTCCAAATCAACGTAACCCGTACACGTCCCGCACGGCTCCCGGCTCCAATCCTTTGTCATGTTAATTGCCTGCATCCCGGCGGGCAAATCGTTTTGGTTGTAACAAAGGAACCACGACCCCCCGGCGTTGTTTCCGGTACTGATATACGGTAAATAACAATCTTTCAACGGGAACCATTGAAAACCGCCGTTTGTCTGCGTAAAATTCAAATCAAACGTCTTTATCGGGTCAATTTGGGACGAATGGAAAAGATACATACGGACAACCCCGGTTGCGCCCGTCATTTGCAACCCGATTTGTTCGATTTTCATTGTTACGCCCATAGAACGAACCGGGACAATTTCAAACCCGACTAATTTATGATTATTCGGCAACGTCGCCCGGATACGTCCCGCACCGTCAAAGAACGTGCGCCGTTCCAATAGGTTCTTTGTTTCCTTATCCAATCCCTTTATTTGCGTGAATGTTTGTACCATTTGCGCAATACCGTTACGGGTCAACCGCTCCAAATAATCGGAAATGAAATTGTACGGTTGCCAATATGGGTTGCCGTAATCGTCGTTAAAATCGCTTTCGGTCGGTTCCTCGTTTTGGTTGTCCCGTGCGGCAATCCAAACTTTGTTGTTGTGGCGAACCTTTGCCCCGGCTTTGTATTCCGGTATCATATTCCAAACCGGATATTGAAAAACGAAATCATCCGGGACGATTGCCCGGACATTATCCAAAGTAACAAGGGGGTGCGCTCCTTGAAACGTCAAACCGCTTTCCGTCTGCGTTAAATTGTCGTCTATCGCCTTTGCCGGGTCGTATGATTGTTCCCACCCGACGACGTGCAATAATGCGTCCTGTATTTCTTTAAGTCTATACATAAGCCCAAATATAACCGCCGCAAGTCTTTTTTATTCCCTTGCAACATTTAATAATATTACTATCATTCAAACCCGTTTCCCGTTGTGCATCTTTTACGGATAAAAAGGTTTTTATTAAATCGCCACAAGCGGAATACATCGCAATTTCTTTCGCTCGTTGGTGCAATCCGCCTAATCGCCCCGTCATATATACGCCAATCTTTTTATGTAAGCGGGATTTTGTTATTGGATTATTACAATTTTCTTTTGCTGTCACCCAACGCAAGTTGTCCGCATGGTTATTGGCTCGGTCGCCGTCGATATGGTCAACACATGGTTTGTTTTCGGGATTGGGGACAAAAGCCGCCGCAACTAAACGATGAACGTTTATTGTTTTACGAATACCATTACATAACACTACAATGTTATAGCCCTGTTTATTTGGAACTATTTTAAGCAATTTTGTTTTATTGCGTATATTTCCGAAATTACTTATTTCGTAATTAGGGAAATCGTTTATTACTTTCCAAGTCTCCATATCAATGAATTAAAAAGGGGGCGGGGATAACCACCCCCGTCCCCTCGGTTTAACAATTCGTTATGCTCCGGCGTTATGCGCCCGCACCACCTCCGGCGGGAAATTCCCCGGCGTTGGTTACATATACAGGCATACCCAACGGTTCGTTCGGATTGCGGGCGGCAATCTCGGCTTTGATAATCGGGTTTGCCACGGTTTTCGGGTTGCTGTTGTAAGCAACCATATACGCCACGTCAACGGAAAATCCGAAATACTCCTTAACGGCGCACGTCAAATCGGCGGTTGCGTCGCCCATGATTGCGGACTGGTCGCCAACGGCGGTGTAATAGTGCGAACCAACGGGCAAATCAATGTACGGCAAACGTACAACGTCCCATTCGTGGAAATTCGCACGGGTGCGGCGTAATGCCTCACGGTCAACACGTGTAAGGATACCAACATTACCGTCAGCAACGGCAAACATGGTTCCCATTTTGTTCGATTCGTCGATTACGTTGTTCGTATAGTGTAAAACCTTGTTGTCGTACTCCATGCGCTTGTTTACGTCGTTGTAAACGCCATGTTGTGCAAGTTTACGGATAAGGCTATCAATCCCGGCGTTGGCGATAATGTGGATATATTCCGGGTAACAGTTAGCCCGCATAATCGAGTTAATATCGCCCAAAATCTCGGTCGCCATTCGGGTTGGAACCTGTACCACGTTGCCCGACCGCGTGTAATTAAGCAACGTTTTGAACTTCTGCGATTTGTTTGCCTCCAATGCGGCAACGGCTCCGACGTCCAATTTGTTCGCCAAAGCCCGGCACGTCTTTTCCATTTTGCGCAAAAAGTCGTGTTCGTAGGAAATTTCGTTGTTCATGTAGGCGGCGGGAACCATTGTAAAGCCAATGGCATAAGTCGCCCAAACAACCGTTACCAATGCGGACGTATTTTCATCGTCAGCGATAACGCACGAACGGACATTGCTAACCTGTACATCGCCGTCGTAATTGATAACGGGTACTTGCACCGTGTTACCAATGGACGCAAACGCACGGTCACGCAAATTGGGGTTAATGATTGAGGACGGGGCGTTGGTTTGTTCAATGAAAAAATCCAATGCGCCATACTCACACGGGCGGGTCATATTACGGTCTAATTCCGGGTTTTCAATCCGCCAATTCTGCAATCTTGTTGCTACTAATGACATAATGTTAAAAATTTGATTGTTATTAAATGCGGGTTTACCCTTTACCCGTGGTTGTTTACTTTTCCGGCAATGCGGCAATATTGTTGTCCTGCCATGCCTGTTTCATTGCGGCGTCGAACTTTTCGGAACCCGCCGTTAAGCCCTGCGCCATAAGGTTTGCGGCGATTGCTTCGTAAGCCTCGACACGGGTTTTTGCGCCCGTTACGTCAATGGTTGTTCCGCCACCACCGCCGAAACCGCCCGCCGGGGGAACCGTTCCGCCGCCTCCGGCTTGGCGTCCCTTATCCAAAATACCCATTGTTTCCAATTCCTTTGCCAACAGGTCGCCGGGGGTGTACGGGTTCAACTGATTGTTCGGGTTACGCATAATTGCGCCGCTTTCGTCCTTAAAAGCAAGGATTTTACCGCCTTTTCCGTCGTCGATATATTCGGGGTTCATACCCTTAATTTTGTCGATTGCTTGCGCTAACAAAACCTTTGTTGCGCTTTCGGGCAATCCCGGTTTGAATTTCAACCCGGCGGTTGCGGTCTGCAATGCACCCTCGATACGAACGCCGAACAACTCCGTTTGGAATTTCTTTTCGGCTTCATCGTACTTGCTTTTGAGGTCGTTAAACTGCGTTGTTACCGCCGTTAAATCGGCTTTCGCCTGTTTCAACGCCTTTGCCGTTTCCGCATCGGTCGCACCGTCGGCAATTGCCTTTTCCAAACGTGCCTTTTCTTTTGTCAGACTGTCGATTTGGGTTTGCAATGCGCTTGCGCTTTCCGCTTTGGTTTTGAACTCGGCGACCACACGTTTTGCGTAATCAAACGTCTTTTCGGTTCCGTTCTTTGCGATACCGGACGCCGCCAAAATATCGGCATCCAATCCGCCGTAAATTTCGCCCGTCTTTTTGGCGATAACGCTATTTTCGTCGTTGGCGGACAATGTTGTAATTGCCGCAATTTGTTCGTCCGTCAAACCGGACAAAGCCGCATTTGCAATTAAAATTTCTCTCGTTAACATAATATTCTTACCCTTTGAATTAATTAAGTGCGATTACTGCTACTGTCCCGCTGTTTGCGTTAATAATATCAATTGTGTATTTTGGGGAATCCTTGGTTGTGTCAACCAACCAACTAACAACACGTGCATGGCTGATTTTCTTTTCAACCTCTTTTGTTACCAAAATGACGTCGGTAATTGTTCCGCCCTCAATACATTCAATCAACTTTTTCTTTGTTGCGCCATCCAATGCGGCGGCGGTTGTTGTTACTTCAATAACCAAATTGTCCTGCTGTGCAATCTGTGCCATAATCGTATTTTTAATAGTTTAATACTCTGTTACTTTTTCGCCCCGGGTTTGTTCTCGGCTTCTGCCTTTGCCTTTGCATCGGCTTTGGTTTCTTTGGCGGGTTCCGCCGGGATAACTCCCGCCGCTTTCAATTCCGCCAAAATTTCAGCCTTTAACGCCGCTTTTTCCTCGGCTTTGGCTTTCGCCTCGGCTTCTGCCTTTGCCTTTGCATCGGCGGCGGCTTTTTCCTCGGCGGCTTTCTGCTGTGCGGCGGTTCGTGCCGCTTTTTCCTCGGCTTGCGCCTTGACGTACTCGTTGGGGTCGTGCAATACGGTAATCGTGTAACCCTGTTTTTTCAGTGCGTCCCAAATGCCGTTTTCAAAGGACTTTTTGCCGAACTTCTGGATACGGGGAACGGATAAGCGTTTGCCCGTTTCTCTGTCAAACTTGCGTACCTCAATAACGCAATGATACAAATGTTGTTCATTACTCGGTACAATGTAGTTTTCGGGGGTGACGTCAGTAATTGCGACGTCCTTTGTTTTACCCTCAGTTGCTGTCTTTACGTGCATACTCGTTAAATTTACTTGTTATTACTGAAATCTTTTGGTCGAATGGTATTTGCGTTCCAAATTCCAAAATGTTTGTATTCTCCCGTTCAAACCTGCGGACAAAGTTAGCGAAATTCAACTTTATACGCAATTCATTCTCCGGGATTAAGTTACGCCCGTACAAATCCAATACCTCGCTACGGGTCAAATGGCGGTACGGCTCCAATTCTGCCAATATCAACATACGTTGCAATTGGGTTGGGTTGTTCCGGTACTCCGTTTCGATAATCTGATTTTGTAGTGCGTCCAATTCTGCCTCACTTGCGCCGCTTTCCTTTGCCAACTTGTAACGGTTCCGCAACTCGCTTGCGTCGTACAAATAGAACTCCGTGCCGTAATTGACTTTTGCAGATACGAACATATTGCCGTATCGCAATCGGCAAACCGTTTCATCGACGAACTGTTGGGCGGCTTCAAAGCCTTTTTTCACTCGGTTTAATACCGTGCTTTGGCTCTCAAATGCGGCTTTAATCTGTTGTTCGTTGAATGCCTCCCGTTGGGTTACTTCCTCGTTTTGTCCGACGACGGCGGTAATAATGTTTTCCCGCAATCGCTTTTCTTCCTCAACGTTGTAATCCAAACTTGAACGGTCAACGGTTAACATTTGTACCGGGTTCCGCAAATCGGGTTGTTTGTCCCCGTCCGGTATCGGTATTTCAACAAAGGAACCCGCCCCGGTAATCCGTTTGTCGCCGCACTTGGGGCAACGCATCAATAACCCGGCTTGGTCTAACCTGTAATACCCTTGTTTGTCTTTCAAAAATCCACCGTCGCAATAATCGCCGTTTTCGGCGTTTGTAAAGTCGCACGATTGTTCGTAACCGGAATATATCGGGTACGCCCCGTACATATCCAAATGCCGCTTCGATATATGGAAAAACAAAAACCAATCCAACGCCTCCAATTCTTTTGTTAGCGGGGATTGTTTAACGTCCGGTTCTCGCAAATTCATTGGCTCATTCCAAAAGAAACGGGCGGGGCAATAGCGCAAATCGTGTGGGTTATCAACCAATAATTCGCCTATGTTGCCGCCGTCGTCCTCTGCAAATACTCGGTATCGTTCATCGTCAATAACTGCAATACGTTTATCGGGTTGGCGGAAAATTATCCAATCCATAACCCCGGTTGTCCGGTTTGCCTCAAAGGTTATGACGCTTTCGATAGGTAGCCAATAAAAATACGGGGTCGGGTATCGGTCGTCGGGGTTTTGCTCGGCGGGCAAATCAACTATTAAGACGCTGTTTATTTCCGTCTTGAAAAACTCCCAACCTTTCGTGCTCCAAATTTCCGGCTCCTTTAATACATCTTGGCGGTAATACTCCCAATCGTCCCGTTGTTCCGTGTTTTGAAATTGATAGTTGAACGCCGGGTTACGACCGTCGAAAATACGGCTTAACTTATCAAAACAAATGCCCGTTACCTCGTTGGTACGAACGGGGTAACGGAACAATGTTTTGAAGATTTTGAATTTATCGTGCGGGATAAGATTTTGAACCCATGCCAAAAAATCGGTCGTGGGTAAACACATTAAGGGCGTTACGTTGGTTTGGGCGTGAAATTTAATGCGGTTTTGGTGTATGACCGCTTTATTTATCGTCGCCTTTTTCCTCGGTTCCGTTATTTCCTTTCTTATGCGTTTTATATCTAATCCCATTTTCTTTGCTAAATTCAAAAGGTGTTTTTTCGGGCAACTGCCAACCGCCATTGTTAGGCATCCGCAATAGGCGTTCGGCGTGGTTAATCTCAAATTCTTCGGTCGTGTTAAGGGTCGGACACTCCAACACGACCTTTGTAACTTTCGCCGTCATTACGTTTATGCGTTTTTCAAATCCGTAAGCGGGTTAAACGTCGGGGCAACAATCACCAAATCGTCCGACCAATTCGGCAAAAACGACCATTGTATTGCGTTGCTGTCCGGGGCTTCTAATCCGCCCAACGTCTTATCGCCGATAAACAACGAACGTATCGGTATCGGGTAATATATACCGTCGGTATCCCCCTTGATTGCGCCGATTGCGCCGTTTTCGTCGAAAATGAAGATACCCAAATTGTCGCCCCAAATTTCGCATTGCATTTCCTTTAATGCCTTGATAACATTCTGCGGGGCTTTGCGGATAACTCCGGTAAACGGGGTTGGTTCACGTCCAATAATTTCTTCGACGCCTCCCAACGTTTCGTTACCGCCTCCAAAGGTGCGGGCGGCTCCCGCCTCGGCGGTCGGGGCTTGGATATACGGCGAAACAACTATTTTCGTGCTATTCGTCGCCACTAACAGGGGCGTCCACGACGATAACGACGTAATCGCTTTTTCACTCATAAAACCGTTTTTGCTTTTGCCGTCTTTCATAAGACGCTGAAAAGCCACTTTCTGAACCTGTCCGAAACTTTCCGAACACGTAATTGCGGGTACATCGGGCAACGCCGTCCCCGCCGGACATTTACAAATCATACTTCTTTGTCTTTAACGTTAAAAATATAGTTACTTTCTCCGGGGTTGTCCCTTTGCCCCCTCGTTTCGGTTGCAAAGTTATAAACTTTTTCCCGTATAATCTTGCATATCTCAAAAATATTGCTAATTGCGTCGTCTTACGCCTCGGTTTGCGTGTGCGTATGGCTGTATATTGCCGTCCGCAATCTCCTTTTCATATATCCCGGTCAATCCGTCCTCCGGGTCGTCATGCTCATTTGCTGGGAAATCACGCAAAAACCCGGTTACGTGTTCATGTATCTTTGGAAAACGTTCCTCCCATCCTAACGGCATTATGATTTGGGCGTTGACGCTTGCCGAATTTGTTATAATGCGGCTTTCCTTGTTGGCACCTTGGTAAAATGGTTTGGAAATCGCTTTTATCTTTTTACGTATCAACTTTTCAAACCCGGCACCGCCGTTGTTACTTTCAATCCATGCTTTTTGCGTTCCACAACGGTTTATCATTTCCGGGACGGTAACGGATGTTACTTCTGTATTTTCCTGCGTAAATACCATGTCAGTAATTAGCGCATACAAAATCGGTTCAAACCGTTTCTTTTGTTCGTTCCATGCCTCATTACCGGATTTGTAAACGTCATAACACGCCGAAAATGTAAAGTCGTCGCCCTCGTCGGCAACGTCGGTGTAATTGCCACTACGTACATACGTCCCCCATTCGGATTTGTCAACGTATGTTCGGAACGGGTTCCGGTACAATTTACCCTCTGCGTTTCCGGGGTTGCCTTGATACAGGCATTGAAATTGCACCGGGTCTAATGCCTTTTGCGCTTCCAACTTTTGCTTACTGTGTCGGCTTTCCCATAATGCCGCCCCCGGTTCCCGTGGGTCTATCTCGGTCGGTTCCCCGGTTTTCAACCCCTCAAAGTTTATGCGCACCCACGCCCCCGGCGTTACGTCCTCCAAATCCGCCCAACACTTAACATCAATAATCGTTTCGCCGCTCTTTTCAATGCGCCCTATCAAATCGTCGTCGTGCCAACGGGTAAATACAATCAATTCTTGGCTATCATTGTGTAAACGGGTGCGTACAACGGTCGTGTACCATTTCCACGCCGCCGCCCGTACTATCGGGCTGTTACCCTCGGCGTAATCTTTATACACGTCGTCCAATATCGAAACGTCCACGGTTTTAGACGTCAGCGAACCGCCACGACCGACGACACGCAACGACCCCTTACGCCCGACCATTTCGATAACATCGGAATTGCGCAAATAGGTATTCGCCATTGTTACGACGTTCGACCCATTTAAGTACGTGCCGGGGAATAATTCACGATACCGGGGCGTGTCGATTATTCGTTGAACGTCCCGGTTAAAATCCCGTGCGATTGTCGCCGCATACGAACCGATACATATTTTGCGGTCGGGGTCTAACCCCAACATAAATGCGGGTAATTTGCGGCTTGACCCCTCCGATTTGCCATGTTGCGGCGGCTGTTGTACAATCATCTTTCGTATTTTGCCATGCGCAAACATATCCAACAGGGTATAATATACAACATGAAACGGTTCCAATACCAAATCCGGTTGCATATACCGGGCAAAGTTGATAAGACGTTTACGGGCGGCGGCTCGCACCAATTCGCCGGGGTCTGCCTTGATTGCCTCGTACATCTTCAATAATTCCTCGTTGCTCATGGTCGTACAATTTTATCGGGTGTAACTATCAATTCGCCGGGCTTTTTCGGTATCCAATTCAAACACGCCGTTTCGCTCCTTATCCGGGAACGGTTCGGGGTAAACGGACAACGGCAACAAATCGGCAATCTATTTGCAACATCTAAATTCTCATGGTCGAAATACCAAACACCGTGTCCGCAATCCCCGCAATAATGGTTCGTTTTGGTTACAACCTGTTTAACAACATTCATTCGCTTTGCCATTATTGCGCCCCTCCTTTCTCGGCGATTGTCTTTTGAAATTCGGCGGACTGCAATTTGTCGGCGACGGCAAACAACAGGTCGTCCGGGATTGCCTTAACATCGTATTTCGGTTTATCGTCGTCCGTCCCGGCGTTGTATCCGGGTATCTCGATTTTAACGGATGCATCAAATCCCAACATCTTTGCCCGGCGTTGTTGAATGTTCAACAGCAAGTCCAAAAACCGGGGATTGCCCGCCGACGTTTCAACGGTCGTTTCGTCATACCCGTAATATTCCGGGTCGCCGTCGGTCGCATCCGTTTTGATAGGACGCCCCCGGTTGGTTTTCTCTTTGGTGCGCTGCTTTCCGGTTTTGGATACCTCCCACGCCTCCCACGCTTGTTGCTCCATTTTATCCAACTTGCGCAATTCCTGCGTAACATATTCGTCGATTGTTTCCAACCGTTCCCGCTTCCATTCGATAAGGCATTGTTGCAAATCGTAATAAACCATTTGAAAGGTTATTGTATAACCCATTCCACGGGCGGACAAATCCCGGTTCAATGCGTCCGCAATTTCCCGGTACGAATAACCACGCAAAAATAAATCGGCACAAAACCGAATGTCATAAATTCGTTGTTCCTCGGAACGTTTGTTGTAGCCTAATGGCTTCTTTCTCTTTTTCATCGTCTAACCTCTTTTAATGTCAAACAGGGGTCAAAATCTGCCTTTTACGCCTTTTCGTCCTTTGGCTTGGTTCCTTATCGGCTCCTTTGCCTTTGTTCTTTCGTTCCGGGCTTTATCCTTTCCCCTGTTTACCTCCTTAAAACGTTGCTTACCCTTTGCAAGTTATTTGCACGGAATTTCCATTTTAAGAGGCTTTATTATCTTAACCAATCTTTCTATATCTCGGCGGTTATCTTTTAACCACGGGGCAAATTTACGGCTTTTCCGGTACATTGCCAACCGTTTGTTCTCTCTCACATATAAACGGCAAAACCCCGGCTTTGTTTCCGGGGCTGATTGCCTAATTGCTTATGCCTATTTCGTACCTACCATTTGAGCAACGAAAATGCGGTTGGGTTCCACGGGGGTTGGTGTATTCCGTTCCCCCTTTCATTTCTTTTATTGCCAAACATACCGGGGCGGGCTTTCCATTTACCGGAAATTCCGGGTTAAAATATCGACACGTTCCGCATATCTTTTCGGGGCGTCGATTATCCGGGGCGCATTCGGTCGGCATATTCGGAATTATATCCGGGCAATTATTTTTTGCTTTCATGCTTTTGCGCTTTGATAGTTACCCATTAACCCGGATATTATCCGGTCGGCGGTTGTGTGTCGCCATCCTAATCTTTCATCCCAAATAAAGCAAATATTGGGATTAGCAAACATCATACATGGGTTTTTGCAATTATCTTTCATTGTTGCGCCCTCCTTTTCGGTTCTTTCGTTGGTTCTTTGCCCGGCGTTTATCCCGTGGGTTCCTTTTCGGCATTTCGACCCGGTGTATTTCTACTTTGGGACCGGGGAACATCTTGCCGAAAAATTCCGCCATTGCTCGCACCTCCTTTGGGACGTCGAACGCCTCCGGCTTCTTATGCTCCGGGCAAATCCCCCGAGCCGGGCAATTGTCGCAATCCTCATTCCGCACAACCTCGCCCGGCTTATCGGCTTCTTTGAACCCGTGCCAATTGTCCCTCCGTGCGGACGCTTCGGCGAAATTCTCCATTGCTTCAACTGCTACTTCCGCCAATATGTAATCCGGGGTATCGTTAAAATGCGCCTCCAAAGAATTACGGTTGATAACCTCGGCAATCTCTTTCAAAAATTTTTCTCTTTTGTTCATCGCTTTATTGATTTTTGGGTTTGTACTCTTGGCACGGCATAACGCCGCACGATTGTTCGCATTTGAACGCCTCGCAATAACCGTTCCCGTTGACATCCTCGTTTGTAAAGTTGGCGCAATTCCCGCATCCCTTATCGCCGGGTTCTTTCGGTACGCTTACGCCTTTCGGCTCAAACTCCCGGTTAAACTCTCTTTCCGGGCGGGTTGTCAATCGTCCGTCCGGTTCCCGGACAATGTAGTACGTTTCCGGGGCGTCAATGAAAATGCCGTTGCCGTCCGGGAACGAATAAACCGCCCGCCCGTTTAGGGTTCTCGGTATCGTCATGGTTCCGCCTCCGGTAAATCTCAACAGGTCGTCCAAATTGTCCCGGCGTACCTGTATTGCGTCAACTTCTAACAACGTGCGGCAATATCGGGTTCCCGCCGTGGCGTCCGGCTCAACTAACCGGGTGCGGATTTGTTCCGGGTATTCCGTCGGGTCGTACTCGACGTTGAAAACAACGGCGACGTCTAACGTGTGGATAACTAACAAGCGTTTCCCCAATCGTCCGGCGACTGCCTGTTTTAGTGCTTCAATTGCGTTTCCCTGTATCTCGGTTGTGTCAACCGTGATTTCGTAACGGTCGGGGTTTTCCTCGACCTCCGGTTGGCTTTTGGCAATATCGCCAATCATAACCAACAATTCCGCATCAAACGGGTTTAACTTACTTTCTGTCATGCTCTAATTTTTTATTCGTTCTTACTGTTTTCGGATATACCAACCGCCAAAATATCGTTTTTCGGTCGGTTCTGTTGTACTTATCGCATTGCAAGTGCGCCCCGTTGCAAACGTCCCGGTCTATCTTGCAACGGACGCACCGTTGGCAAAACAGGGTTCCGGGGTCGTCTGCTAACCTTTGGGCGGCTTTCGTCCATAACTCGGCAATAATAACCATGCCTTTGTAAATGGCACGTTCGCCGGGCTTGTACTCCCTTTTCGGGTCGAATATTTCGGGTTGCTTTACTCTCATTCTTTGCCCGCTTCGTTTACATAGTAAAACAATGCGTCCAAATCTTCCTTTGCGCCTTTTACGCAAATTCGTACCCTATCGCCCCCGGCTAATGCGGTTTCGACAATCTCACAATTATACCGGGGGGCGTTTATCTGTATCATTGCCGCCGTGGTATTCGTTACAAACTCGTTTCTTTCTTCCATGCTCTCGGATTTTTGAAGTAAATTAAATACCTCCGTTGGTTCGTTCTCGCTTTGACACGCCCCCAACAAAAGCGTTGCCAAAGATAACAATAAAATCTTTGCTTTCATCGTTTTACCTTTCTTTTAATCCATATAAACCGTATGCCAATGCCGACAAACAATATTTTCGCCTCAATATCAACATAACGGTCGTACCGTTTATTGCATCAATGGATACCCCAAATTGCCAACTATGATATTGCCAATACTCACGGGCGTAAACATAGACGCCGACCCGTCCGATATGAAACCCAATTTGCGCCGTATGTACGTCGCCATTGTTGCGGATAATTCCAACCTGTTTTTTACTCATATCTCCAAATATATTTTTTATAATGTTTTAAACGTCCCTTACAGCAACTAATAATATTTCCATGATTAAAACCGCATCTTTGCGCATCATGTATGCAATCCCATTTCTTTATAAAATTACCCTCTAAATCATATTGATAAACGGGTTTTGCATTGTGATTATCTTTTCCGGTTTTCTTAAACCATGTATTTACTTTCTTCATGGTTTCACGTTTATTATTAATTGCTTTTTGATAATTCAAATTTTGCTTTCTCGTACACCAACGTAAATTAGTCGCATCGTTATTGGCTCGGTTGCCGTCGATATGGTCTATTTCCGGCAAATTGTCCGGGTTCGGAATAAAAGCCGCCGCAACTAATCTATGAACGAAATATGTTTTGTTTTTACCATTATCTGATAGTATTACCCGCATATATCCGTTTTTACTAATAGATTGCTTTCGTATCGCACTTTTACCCGTTCCCCGATAATTTACAGACTTTATATTACCTTTGTCTGAGACTTCATAATTAGCGTTTATAAACTTCCAATTTTCCATCTTTTTTTTGCAAAGATAATATTAAACCATAATATAACAAACTAATACGTTTCTTTTATTTTATTGTATGCCTCTTTATCCAATACCATAACTTTAGGATATTCGACAATACAACCTTTTGTATATACGAGATTATAGATACCCAATTGCCCCTTAATTGGCATTTCAATAACACGTCTTGGGTTGCGCATCATCCATCCGAACCCCTTTGTTATTTTCGCCCTCTTTTCCTTTGGAATCCGGGTGTTTTCCCAATCCTCCGGCGTAAACTCTTTTATCGGCTTTACGTCGTACAACTCAACCAATCCCAAAGTAACGCCGCTTTCCATTCCCGGATAAACCGGGGACGCTGCGGAACATATCAGCACGTCGCCACGGTATGACGTGTTTTTGCTCCGAACTTCAATTGTCTTTTTCCCGTAAACAATACCGTTTTCGTCCTTGTACGCCTCCGTTACCAAATCATTTGCGTATGGCTGTTTTACGGTCAACGCACGCCAACGGTCGTGTTTTTCCGGGTTGTAATCCTTATTGCTGTACTGCATATTTACTTTTTATTTTCGGGTTCCTCGGTTTCGTCGTCGGGTTCCGGGTAATGGATAAATCCAATTTGCCGGACGTTTTGGATTGGCTCGTAAATGATAACGACAACATCGCCGTCCTTCCTTACTCCGACCAATCGGCAATCGGCGGGAACCTCAACCCGTATTTCACTTTTCATTGTTAAACAAATCCCAATTAACAGGGACACAATACCCCGGCAATTCTCCCCGGTCAATCCCCAACGGATTAACAATACTATCTTTCCAATAGATACGGGGTTGTTCCGGGCGTCCCTCCCAATGTTCCGTAATAGTGTCGTAAATCAATCGTATTTCCCGTTTCGGATATTTGCCGCCGCTCTGCAACCCGATTTTATACAGGTCAACGAACGGATACGACAATTTGATTATCCCAATTGCCCGGTCGTACATTCCCGGCGGGATTGGCTCCACGCTTGCAAAGGTGCGGAACCCGTGGCGTTTTGCCCGTGCCAACACATTAACCCGCATCATATTTGGGTCGGCGTTCGGCTCCAATTCGTCGCAACCTGTCAACGTTGCGCCCAAAGCGATACGGGACACGTCCCAACCCTCGGACGCCTCGGCAAAATCAATGAAGCGGTTCAACCCCTCGGCGCATTTGCTCAATATCTTAACCGGGACGCCGTGGCGTTGGCATACGCCGACCGCTTGACGGGTCAACCGTTCCGTTTCCGGCAACAACGGGTCGGTCGTGAACGAAAAGAATAACCCCGTTTTCTGCAATTCCTCCTTATGCGCCAACAATTCGTTTTTGAAAATATCCAAAGCGTATGGATATTCCCGCAACGTCTTTTTCAACTCCGGGCGACTGCCTCCCAATACCTTTGCGCCACGACCTTTGCGCAAATAACAGTAAGTACAACCGTTGGAACAACCGACAAAGAAATTGGCGGCGTTCTCGGCGTATTCCCCGGCTTTACCTTTTGGGCTGTAAATAACCCGTCCGTTTATCGATCCCATATCGTCAACGGCTTAAAATGGTAAATCGTCGTTTCCGTCGGGGGCGGGTGCATCCGGCACGGGCGGCGGCGGTACTTGCGCCCCGGCTCCGGTCGCTTTCGAGGTCAACATTTCCATATCGGTTGCGACTATCTCGGTAACATACCGTTTGACGCCTTGCGCATCGTCATAACTCCGGGTTCTCAATTCGCCCTCAATATACAGTTTGTCGCCCTTTTTGACATACTGATTGGCGACCTTTGCCAACCCGTTTTGCAATACGACGTTATGCCATTCGGTACGCTCCGGGATTTGCCGCCCGTCCTTTGTGGTATAACCTCGTTTCGTGGTTGCCAACGAAAAGGTCGCCACGCAACCCCCGTTGTCGAACTCCCTAAAATCCGGGGCTTTCCCGGTATGTCCCATCAAAATAATCTTGTTTACACTCATACAAAAAACGCTTTAATTATCCAAACAATGATACTATACAACGCCCACATATAAGACGCAACCGTTAACGTCACGAACGTGTATAACGCAATTTTATATCCGGTTTTTGATTTTATTTTCATGTCACTTGAATTTTACGCAATCCAACAAATATTGTTTCTTATTGTCCGACCATCCGGCGGCATGGTTTATCGCTTTTCGGTCGTCGTCGTGTACGAACTCACAAACCCAACCGCCGACGCTTGATTTTTGAACTAATCGAACCAATTTACCAACAATGAAAGAACGCAATTTGTAATAACCTGAATTTTCGCCAACAAACAAAACCCGTCTTTCTGCATTTATTTCGGGCAGATTTTCTATTTGCGGGCGTTTCTCCCTTTCCGGGTACCTTTGTACCCTTTTAAAATCATTTTGGATTGAACGGCGGGAAATTGCCCCAAAATCGGGCGTTCTCTTTTTTGTTCTCATTCGCCTTTATATTGTGGGTTCAATTGTCCCATTTTAGACAATGCAACCCGTTTGCGGGTTATTGGATTATTGGAATTTTGTTTGCGGGTACTCCAACGTAAATTAGTCGCATCGTTATTGGCTCGGTTGCCGTCGATATGGTCTATTTCCGGTAAATTGTCCGGGTTCGGAATGAAAGCCGCCGCAACTAATCTATGTAATCGAAACGTTTTTCGTTTTTGATTAATACAGAGTACAACGCCCTTATATCCCTCTTTATCCGTATGCGGTTTCAATATTCGCCCTTTTATTTTGTGGCAATTCTGTAACCGTCCATTTACAACCATATCTTTAGAACGAACCCGCCCGTAATTGCTAACCTCGTAACGTTGGTTATAACCGTCTATCTCTTTCCAAACTTCCATACTCATTTTTAATTAACTCTATTATTTTCACATTTCCGGGATAAATACGCATTTTGGTTTTATTACCGTTTTCCCATTCGTTATGGTGTTCAAAGCAAAGTATATTTATATTCCTTGCATCGTGCGCCGCTTCCGGGAATGCGCCACGGGTTAATATATGCGAACAATAAACGGCGGAATAATTCCGTAACGGCTTTAAACATTCCTCGCATCGGTGCGGCTTATGCTCCCAAACCCAACGGAAAAAGCGTTCATTTGCCGCCATGATATTTGCGCCCCGTCCCGTAATACAATGCCCGAACAATTCCCGTTGTATCTCAACCCTCAAACGAATATCCATGCGGAAATTACGCAAATCCAAAAGGGGATTATACCCCCTTTGGATGCAATAATTGTATTCGTCCCGGTCTGTCAACAAATACGGTTCCATACTCTTACATTTCCGCCGTTTCGTCGTTCGGTTCCGGGTCGTCCTCCGGGTCGTTAATATCCGGGAACAATCCGTTATCCTCTACCTTTTCGGCATTCAATCAGAGTGCGGGTTCGCCGTCAGCACCGAACAATTCCAATTGCGCCTTTTTGCCTTTGAACAAAAATGCGTAAACCTCGTTTTCAATGTCCACAACGATTTCTTCCAATTCTTCCTCAAAACCGAACGTTTCGGTATTGAATTTCAGACGGGGCGAATTTATCGCCGTCTTTTGGTTGTTGGATACCATGAACAATCCCGTAAGGACGACCCCAACGTTATCGTCTTGACCGGAATAGGACACGCCCCGAACCTCAATGTTTTTCAACATTTCGTCGGCGAAATTGCGGGCGACCTCCTTTTGGTTCTTGTTCGCCTTAAAATCGTCGGTTTCGACCATTGACAAAAAGGACGTGATATTGAAAATACGTCCCATGATTGGGCGCAAGCGGTCGAAACATTCCCGCAAATCGGGGTGTATGTCCTTTGCGCTCTCGACGTGGTATTTGTTCGTATAATTTTCGTTGCCGATTGTTTCGGTAACTTCATAATGAACATCCAACCCGCCGTCTTTTAACGTCTTGACTTTCGATAATGCAAACGACTTTTCCGACGGTATCGGCATTACGTTTGCGGTTTCTTTTTTCTCGCTCATTTTTTGATAATTTATTTGTTGTCGGGAACCCGCCCGGCTCGGTTTTACAAATCTTCCTCAACGTATCGTTTTAACTCGGCTTGGAACAATTCCCGTTCCTCGGCTTCCGTTGCAATCAATTCGTTGTACAAATCTTGGTCGAATATCTCGTTAATCGCATCGTCCAACAAAGCAATCAATTTTTCCGGCTTAACGGCGTCTAATTCGACCTGTCCCAATCCGTCCCAATTTGCCGTCCGGCTGTCTGTTTCCTTTGCCGGGGCGGGCGGCAATCCCCATTCGATAACCTGTTGTTCCATTAGGGCAATACGGCGTATTTCAACCCCGTAAACCCCGAATTTCTCCAAATTCTCGCCAATTGACCGGGGTATATCTTCCCCGGACGGGTCGTAATCTCCGAAATACAGGATTATAGGTTGTTTCCCGTTGCTTATGGCGTCCCGCATACGCTCGGACAATTCATATAAGAACGTCAACGACGGATACCCTTTGCAAGCACCAACCGCAATGCCCCATTTGGCGCACGGTTTCGCAAAAACGCCCTCCAATGCTTTCTTTTCAATAAGTATTTCGGGATAATAGGGTTGATTTTCCCAACGGTTTTTCCCATACGAACGCATCCACGCCCGAACCTGTTGTTTTGCTTCGTCCTGTTTGTCCTCCAAATTGGTTGGCTCGGCGTGGGTATAACCACACATTGCCCTATCTCGGTCGCTGAACGCCTCAAAATCAACCCGACCGTCCCACCGGGCGACCCTCCATTGCGGCGACGACACGTTTGTAATGTTGCAACGTGTTCGTCATGCCGATACTAACCAATTGATAATGCAACGCACGGATTGTCAAAACTCCGGGTTCGTATCGGCTCAAAATCTCAACGGAATTTTCAATTATCCAATCCCGTGTAAATTCGTCTTTCGTTCGCTTTGCCATATTCTAAAAATCTGTTTCGTCCAACAAATCCTTTGTCGTCTTATTCCGGGCGACCGCCGGGCGTTGAGGTTCCGGGATTGGTTCCGGTTCCGGTACGGGTTCCCGCTTGGGGTTCCCGGTTCCGATTGGCTCCGTTACGGGGTTCGGGTCGTAAAACTCAATGCCCCCGTTTCCGGACTTTTCCGGCTCAAATTTCGCTTTGAGTTGTTCCGCCGGGTATTCCTTTTGCTTCAACTCGATAATCCCCAATTCGACCAATTCCGGGACGCATCGGCGTAATGCCTTAACGTCCTGTAATGCGTCGTGCGCCGGGAATGTTTCGCCGGGGAACAACTTTGCAAATAATTCCTCCAATTTGGGGAATTTTCCCGGTTTGCCATTCTGATACAATGCGCCGACAAATTTAATAGTTTTCATCATTGTATCAATGCGCTTTCCCTTATGCAATGCGTCCTCGGCTTTGGCGTCGTAATACTCTTTGCCGCAATAACGCAAAATGTTCGCTTTCAACATCGACGTATCGAAATAAATGTTGTGCGCACATACAAGCGGTGCGGCGGCGGCATCCGTCAAAAATTCGTCGATAACCTCGGCAAACGGTACACCCTCGGCAATTGCCCGTTCGGTCGTTATTCCGTGTATTGCGGTTGTTTCCGGCGGTATCTCGTAATTGTCCGGCTTAATTATAAAACTGCGTTCTTTGTCGCCGAACGCCCACGCCAATTGTACGACGTGCGGGAATTGGTTAAAATCCGCATCCCATTTCAAACCCTTTGCGGGTACTCCTGTTGTTTCGCAATCGAAAAAACAAATGTCTTTTAATTCAAATTTCATACTCTCGTTACTTTTTTATTCGTTAAATAATCGTTTTTGCCCGTCGTCGTTGGGCGTTTGCTCAACATATTTTGCCCGTGTAATCCAAACGCACCCGCAACGCAAACACTTTATCCGGCTGTAATGCTTTGGCGTGTATTCGTGGCGAATAATCCGCCAACCCGCCAACGGGTAATTCTTACGCTTTCCGTTACACTTGCAAAACATACCTTACAACGTTCGGGGGTCGTCAATATACGTGTTGTATTCCTCGGCGGCAATTTGTTTGAGTGTTTCGATATGCTCGATTAACTCGGCGTTCGACAATTCCGCCACGGTGCGCAATTCGTGGGAATATTTCCCGGTTTCCTCGTTGACCCGCTCGACGTACATAATTGGGGAAAACTCCCGCAACCTCCGTTCCGTTTGTTCCTCCGTAAGACGTTCGCCCGCCTCCCAAATGGCGTGTCGGAACGTGGGTACAACATAGTTGAAATAATAGCCTTTCAAAGCCTCGGACGAACCGGGCGACGCAACAATAAACCGGGCAATTATCCGGGAACCTTTCCAACCCTTGAAAAATTCGTTTAATTCGCCCATGTACATTGCCAACCCGCCGTTATTATTTATCGTCCCCGTTGCCGTTATTTCTCGCTTTCTCATCGTCGATTAACTTTTGCATTGTGATATTAAACGCTGTCATTCCAACCGCACGGATAAACGCCCGTTCGCTCGACGAATACCCGGTTGCGACCTTATCCAAAACTTTTGCGAAAAGAATAACGAAATTTCCCGGTTCCCAATGCCCGGTATTGTGCATACGGTCGATAACGTGCGCCCGCAACCTCGTATTATTCCGGGTCGCATCCTTACGGGCTTTCTCCCGGTCGTTCCAAAGGCTCGTTAATTGGCGTTTCACGTTCTCAAAAAACAACGGCATTTTCAACACGTCCGCAATTGTCATTTCTTTAACTTCCATATTGTTTTGTTTAAGGGACGCCGGGGAACCGACGCCCCGGTTAATTACTCGGTTTCGCTGTATTCCTCAATAATTAAATCGTCCTGTCCTCGCTTGACTTCCTCTATAAATCCTTGATACCCTTCTTTCCGGGCTAATTCGATAAGGGATTGCAGACGTTTTGCGCCCAAACTTTCGCCCCTCGCAATGCGGAATACCTTAACGGTCGGATTGCTTGCGATAATCAATTTTGCGGCAACCTCCATTATCTGACTATCCGACACTTTCCCGGCGACAAACGGCACACCGTTTAACTCCAACCCGTCGTCCGTGAACGTCAACCCGGCAATCGGCAATTCCGATTTCGCAATAAGGGTTTCCCGCTCTTTGAGCAAATCCGACAACTTTTTTTCGTGGGTTTGGGCGACCTTTTCGGCGGCGTCCTTTTGCTTTTTCTTCGTCAGATAGTCCACAACCAACGCATTGATTTTGTTGTGTTCCTCGGCTTGTTTGAGGCGTTCGGCTGTATCCAAATTCTCCGGGTTGTTTTCCTCGTACTTTGCCAACCATGCGGCGGCGTTGTTCTTGCGGGTTTCGTAATCGGCTTTATCCGTTTGGATTTGCGCCAATGTTTCGTCGTATTTGTCGGCGGCGGCTTTCGCATCGGCTTTGCTCTTTTTCTTTGCCGCTTCCAATGCCTTTTTTGCCTCGGCAACAATCCGGTCGTATTCGGCTTGGGCTTCCGCCTCATACTTTATTGCGGCGTCAATCTCTGTATTCTTGGTTTCCTCGGCGGCTTTGATACGACCGGGGATTGCCTCCAATTGTTCCGTACGGGTTTGCAATGCGGTACGCACGGTTTTCGCTTTCTCAATCAACCGGGCGTTCTCGTTTTGTTCCTCCATTAAATCGGCAATGTCGATTTTCTCGGCATACGTTTTGACGTCGCCCGGTTTCAACTGCTTTTCGGCGGCGGCGCAAATGGTCGTGTACGTCTTGACCTCGGCGTTGGCGTCCTTTCTTTTCTCCTTAACGGTCATAACCTCGGCGTCAATCTCGGCAATACGTTTTTGCACATTCTCCGGCAACAATGCCCGGACGTATTGCACTTGCTTTCGGCGACCCTCGGCGGTTTCAGACCACCGGGAAAACTCCACGGCGTCAAAATCCGTATATCCGAAAACCTTTTGCAACATACTTACGTTATCCGACCGCATCCCGGTTGTTTTCTGTTTGATTGATAACGTACCACGGGGGTTGGCTTTGGTAAACCGCAATTCAACGTCGTATTCCTCGCCGTCGTCGCCGACAACCATTTTGGCAAACCCTTTGTCCTCGCCATTACGCAACACGGCGTCCCGGTTCCCGGTCAACAACGCCCCGATTGCCTTTAATAACGTGGATTTTCCTAACTCATTGTCCCCGGTAATGAAATATACATTACCCTCAAAATCTGCGTTGAACTCCTTAATTACTTGGAAATTCGACAACTCTAATTTTTTGATAATCATTTTATCGCTCTTTTTATGCCGGGGTTGCCCCCGGCGGTTACTACTTATTTGTTTGTTAATATCATTCTTTGGTGTATCATGCTTTGCACCTTGTTAAGCGCATCCCGGTTGGCGTCAACCTCCGACCGGGTGCAATCGGCAATAAAGTTTTCCAAACGCTTATACAGGTCGTCCAACTCTTTTGCCGTCATTGCATGGCGAACGGCTCCCAATTCGTCCTTATCCATTTTTGCAAACTCGTTTAAGGGTTTCCAAATCGCAACGTTTGGGGTCGTCGGCGTTCTTTGTCGCATCAATTAACGGCATATCATTTGTTTTTGCCGTCCAACTTTTACCCGTAACGGGCGACGTGTAAGTTACTTTGTAATGTCCGTACCCGGCAAACTCAAACCGGAAATCGCTGATTGTTGTTTTCGCTCTCATTGCTTTTATTTTTTTAGCATTACCGGGAAAACGCCCGGTCGTTGTTATTTCATGCCACAAAAATACGGGGAATATTTTAATTACCAAAATTTTTTCTTTTTATTTTCGTGTTAGGGCAAAAAATTCCGATACGGCGCAAGTCGTACCGGGATAAAATCAAAATAATTTCATTTGCGTATCTGTTAAGACGGCAATAACGCCGTCAACTTTTTGTTCCCATGCCGTCCGGGTTGCAATCTTTTCCGGCGTTGGGTTCCGTTCGCACCTCCGTTGGTTGTGGCGCATCTGTTTAACCATGTACGCCAATTCTTCCAACGTTATTTTCGCCGGATTTTCGATTTGCGGGCTTTTGTTTTCGTCTGCCATACTTTTACCCATTCAAACAAAATAATCGAAATACGTGGCTTAAAACAAACGGTCGTGCATCGGGGCGGGCAAATTCTCCAAAACCCAACGGGGGTTGTTGTGCAAAATGTACCGTCCAAAGTGCATTATCATAAGGGCGTCGGCATTCCACAACGTCGCCTTAACATCGGGGTAATAATCGGCGGCGGCTCGTTGGTATCGCTTTTTGCGCTCCGGCTTTTCCTCCCCCTTAACCCGCAATTTCAATTCATTTTGCCATTTTTGGGGGTGTACCAAAACAAACGGTACGTCGCACATGGCAATTATCGTTTTCAGTTTCTCGAACTCGGATAACAGTTTTTGAACCCGGAACGCCTTACCGGGGTTGTCGGTTATATCATCCGGGCGCAATTGCACCTTTTCGACGAATACCAACGGGCGGCAAATACTTTTCATGTACTCAAACCATTGTTTCAACTCCATAAGGTCGCCCGGCATTTTAATAACCTCGGTTTTGTGGTTCGGACGCCAAACAGCAATCCCCCCGGATTTTCCGGGGTCAATGCCAATAATACAATCAATCGTTATTTTGTTCATTTCCAAAAATCTAAATAGTTATCAATCTGCAATTCGTCCGCAATCATACGGTCGAACGTGCGTTTTATCTCTTTGTCCCTCGCAATCTCATACGCCGTAAAATCCAATTCCGGGGCGTCGGTTCCCTTACGTTGAACGTGGTACGCCTCGTACTTGTTGACGAACCCACGGGCGACACGTTGCATATATCGGGCAAATGCTTGTTTGCGGTCGTCCTCGGTTCCGGCAACCTCATTGGCAAAACCCAACTTTCGCAACCAATCATAAATCAATATTCCGTCAGTAATCCCCAACACAAACCGCCCGGTATATTTATATTGCAAAAATACCTCCCTACATCGGGCGACGACTTGGTTGTGATAATACCGTTTTTCCTCCGGCGTCAATTCCTTTTTCGGCTCCGGCAATGCCTTATACGCTTTATGTATAACCCCGTTTTGTTTCCGGCGGTATGCGTTCAATATCTTTGCGAAATAATCGGCGTTAAACTGTTGGTAATGCTTTTTGTCCGGGTTGCCTTGACTGTCTTTCGGCAAATAGTCGTCCAATTCCCCGGTTGTCGCCAACTCAAATGCCAACTTAATATCCGCCAATGTCATTTGCGAATAGTATTTTTTGAGTATATCCAACAACCGGGTACAAATGTACGCCCAATCTTCCGGATTGGTCGGGATTATATACCCAACGTCCATTGCAATAAACCGGAACATTTGCCCGGTTTTCGCAATCAACGTGCCGTCGTCAATATCGGCAATTTGCATTTTCGTTGAGGCGGCGAAAATGTACTTTTCGACCCCGGATAACGATTTGGCAACCTCCGGTAATTGCAACATTTGTCGGCGTATGTCGATTGCTTTTGTACCGGGCGTTGGGTTGTATATCGCCAACGCCACGGATTGCGTATTTACTGTTTCCGGCAAATTTTCCATAATCAATAATCGTTGTTAAGAAATTCCATTGCGCCCGCCACGTTCAACTGTTTTTGCGGGGCTTGGTATTCCGGTTTCAAATGCAATTTCTTTTTCTCAATGTCGCCCCGGATAAAATTGCGTACCGTCGCAATCCAACCCGTGCGGGTTCGCTTAACGCCCTGTTTGGTTTCCGACCAATCGGCGACCGTGTGGAAATAATAAATCAAATCGACCTTTTCAAATTCCGGCGTCGCAAATAGTTTTTCAAACTCGGAATAATCATTTACGCCGTCCGCCCCGAACTTAACCAATTTGTAAACATCGGAATTGCGAAATATTGACGTTCTTTTTTTATCGTTCTGAGCCTCCAATTGTTCATCCGGGAACAAATCCCCGGCAACTCCGTTGGCGGGTTTATCCTTATCAATACCAAAAGAATTATCTATTTCAGTATTTAATATATGGTTGGATTTTCCAACCGGGGTGGTGGGATTTTCCAACCGGGGGGGTGGTTGGATTTTCCAACCGGGGTGGTGGGATTTTCCAACCGGGGTGGTGGGATTTTCCAACCACTCCAAAACCGCCCAATAATTCGTCGTATATTCGCAATAACGAACCTTATTTTTTTCGTACTCAAATTTGTTAATATACTGTTTCTCAACTAACGATTTGAGTATTTTAATAACGGTCGTTTTATCTAACCCCGTCCACTCAATTAGGTATTTCAACGAACCCTTAAAACGGCTTTCCCCGTCTTGACTAAACCCATGAATTAAAGCGAAAACCAATAATTCGTTCCCTTTTAATTTCAACCGGGTAATCATCGGGGCTAAAATCGTTATAAAATTGCTATCTCTTATTGTCATTTCTCACAAATTTAATGTTTATACCGTCTTTCCTTTCCCCTGCATTACAGGGGAAACGCATACATGAACCGTTGGATTTGTGGAAAAAACAACATTCGCAACCCTGCCAACCCGTCCGTTTTTCGGCTCTAATTTCCACATGATTAACAACAATTACGTCGCCAACCAAAATTTCAATTTTCTTTTCCATTGTCGCCGCCCTCCAATTGTTTAACAGGTTCCCACGCTTTGCGCACTCTTAAAACATTGTCCGGGCTTTCGTTCGGAACCAATGAAACAACAGGGAAACGGGATTTGTCGCCGGGCTTTTGGGTCGTGGCAAATTGTACGTTCAAATCAAATATAATTCCCTTACAAAATCCCCGTTCCGCCAACATACCGTCGAATGTTTCCCGGATTTGCGGGATTGTGGACGCCGTACCCTTTGTTGAAAACTGCCATACCCCGGCAACGCCACGTACCAACGGTACAATAAAATTCAATGTCAACGTAATTTCCCAACCGTCGTGTCCGTCCTGTTTGCTTTTCCGATTGGGGTAACGCTTGGTAATTGCCAACATCAAATTCGGGTATTCCTCCGTTGTCAATGTTTCGTACTTTTTGCCGTCCCAAACTTGGAACGTTTCGCCGTCGCCCGCCGCAATCAATCGTCCGTCGTCGTCCCGGTACTCGTACCGCTCGTTGCATACTTTCGCCGGGTCGTCGTCCGGGAAAACGATTTGAATTGTTTGGGGTTTTTCGCCGTATGCCTGTGTAAATAACCCGGCATACTTTCCCGTTGGTATGAAATAATCCACGCTTTGCGGGTATCCGTTGGCGTTTTTCATTCCGATTTTTATTTGTCCGACACGGGGCAAAATCAAACGGGATTTTTCCGCCTCCGGTCTAACAATTCTACCTTTTATATTTCCATTCATAACCTTTATGTTTTTTGCGTAATCCTTTGCAACATCTTACTATTAGCGAATTATTAAAACCGTCCCTTTCTGCCAAATTTATAGATTGGTATTCTTTAATAACAACGCCATTTTTAAGCATTAAAACCGCTTTTGATAAGTGGTTATTGGCTCCAAATTTACCCGTCATTGGCTTACTTGCGCTTTTAGATTGCCGTTGTTTTGTAATCGGATTATTGTTATTTTCCGAATGTGTAACCCAACGCAAATTATTCACATGGTTATTAAACGGGTTCCCGTCGATATGGTCGATACAAGGTTTATTTCGTGGATTATCAATATATGTTTCGGCAACTAATCTATGAACATAGATAGTACATTTTATACCAAAATTATAAAGACAAACACACAAATAACCCTTACGCAAAAACGGCTTTAATTCTTTCCCCGTTATTTTAGAGAAAACAACGCCGTTTTTGTTTATCAAATAGCAATCAAATCTTTTTATCGTTTTCATATTTCGGGGTCGTCGTTCAACAATCTTTTCTTATTCTCGTTTTTGGGCTTTTTGGGCGCATTTGCGGGCTTTTGTTCCTTTTCCGGTGCAACCGTCCGTTTTGCAGCCTTTCGTCCCGTGTCGGGCTTCTTTCCCGCCTCATTTGCCGTTTTCCCGGTGCGTTTCACAATCTTTGTTTTCTTAATCTCCGGTTCCGGCTTTTGTTCCGGGGCAACCGCATCCGCTTTGACGGTATCGGCGGCGTCCGTGGTTTCGTCCGGGGTCGCCTCTTTGGGGGCTTTCGTCTTAATCAATTCCGCCAAAGACAACGATATTACATTTTGGGACAAATCCGGGTTATCGTCCAAAACAACCATACCATTAACCGCCGTAAACGTATTATCCCGCTTTTCGTCCTCAATGGCGGCAATCTCCAACAGATAGGGGATTTTGCGTATATTGGGGCTTTCGGTTTGCTCTTTCAGATTGTACGACGGTTTTTTGCGCCAATCTTTCGGGCTGAAATTGAAAATACGGGTAACGGGGAATTGCTCAAAATTGACGTTCCACATATCCCGGTACATCCCCAATTGTATTTCGCTTTCCTCGTAAAAACCTTTTCGCCCGCTTTTGAAATCGACAATTGCGTTAATCCGGTCGTCGCTTCCAATCTTTGCCCGCATGGTACACGGGCAATCAATCATTCCGGCGTACTTGTAATACGGGTGTACCAACGCAATTTCAACGGCTAACGGTCGTACATCATAATCCAATACGAATTGCGCAAACGCCAATACGTCCTTTTTCAAATCGTCGGCGTAATAAATAAAGTCGTCCGGCAATCGGTAAACCTCAATGTATTCTTTTAGTTTGCCTTTCAGTCCGTCCAAATCATACGCCCGGTTAATCAATAATTCCTCAAATGCGGCGTGCATAAACGTTCCATACGCCGCCCGTTCGCCTTTGTATCGCTCGGCTTCCTCAATGCCTTTGTTCGCAATCCAATTTATAAGGTGCGGGGCTTTGGGTAATGTTTGGGACAATATGGTTGTAACCGACGGGAAAAACTCCGGGTTCCCGGCGTCGTCATATCGGTAATAATATCGGTGTCCCTTGCTGTTTAACTGCCAAACCTTATACGGGGGTTCAATCAATGTTTTTTCGTCGAAAAACATTGCCGTCATTTCCTCAACCGTCATGCCCGGTATTATCTCATACACTCCGGTTGGTTGTTCCGGTTGAACCTCAACGAACGGGGGAATAATTGTTTGTTGTTCCTCGTTAATCTCCGGGAACATATCCGGGGCAACATTGCCGACGGTTCCCGCAACCTCTTTTACCGGGTCGCCCGGTTTATCGCTCTTTGCTCTCATTACTTGTACTTTTTATATTCTGAAATTCCACATAATACCATTGCGGCGCACATTGCCGCCAATAACAATTGCCACGGGTTCCAAAATGCGCCAATCAAACAACATAACCCCAATGCGCCAAACGTAACAATTAGGGTTTTCGCTTGAAATAACCCGGAAAACATGGTTTCGGCGGCGGCTTCCAACCATTCGATAAACTTACTTTTCATTGTTTCCGCCCTCCATGCCAAACAAGTAATCCGCCGAACAATCCAACATTTCGCAAATAATAACGACCCATTCCGGGACAATCCGTTTGGTCGTGCCGTTACATAAATTCGTCATATTTACCTGTTGTGCGCTCTCGCTTGCACCCTCAAAAAGACGGGCGGCAATGTCTTTTTTCAAAACCTTTTTTCCGTTCGCCTCGGAACGGGCGATTGCTTCATTTACTCTTAATTTCATATTGTTTATTTTTATGGTTATTATTCTACGTGTCCGCAATGTTTGCAGGTTTTTTCCTCAAATATCGGTTCGTATTCATACGGGGTTAAATACCCATCGCCGCCGCAACATTTATAATCGGCGTCGGTAACTTCCATTTCTCCGCCACATACCGGGCAATCTCCTTTTCCGACCAATACCAAATTCAGAAATGCGTCCAAATGTTCGGAACGTACAACCGAAATTCCGGTTGCTTTGATAATGCCGACAACATCAGAAACCGGAACGTCACGTTCGATACTATCAAACAAAGTGCATCCCCAAAATTTCGGGTCGTCTTGTATCATTTCCTTTTGGATTAATTGATTTACAATGATTGTTTCAACTTCTGTTGCTTTCTTTCCGGCTGCTTTCGCCAAAATGTTCAATTCTTTGTCTTTTCTGATATTCATATTATTTCGCACTATCCCCGTGCGTGGGCTTAACTTCAATGCGAAGGTACAAATATTTTTTTAATTACCAAAGATAAATACTTTTATTTCAAATTTATTTTTGCGGGTTGTTTTGCAATTTACGGCAAACAATATATTTTTGTGGTACCGCATCAACCAAATATCGCTCTCGGTTACTGCGTAAAATTCCCCCGGTGCATATTGATTTATGACGCCGGGGGTCTTTTTATTTCTTACTCTGATAATACAACCATTTGTAAATTTCGCCGTAATATCCGGTTTCCAATACTGCCTTTCGTATGGTCTTTGCGTCGTACTCGCCAAATGTTACGTACTCATATATTGACGGGTTTTCATGCAACGCAAATTCAAATGTTATATCAATATATGCGTCGCCGACCTTGTTAAACGCATGGTCAATCGGTATTTGGACGTTTGTTTTTCCCTCACAATAAAGAATCCGTTCCGGGAACGCCTCGCAAAGTAAATGGGAATTTCGATAACATTCTTTCGGCTTTGGCTTAATTACGTGCCGTATGTAATCCAATTCGTAATCCTCTAATACATCAGCCGCCGGAACAATTTTAACGGGCTTTGCAGCGTTTAATAAGTCTTGGAAATACGCTTTTTGTCTTTCGTGCATAGGTAATTCCAACATCATTTCAATTTCTTTTATTATTATACTTTCCATACAATTTGTTATTCCGTCCATTCCTCAATATACATTTCATACGCTTCTTGGCAACAACGCCCCTCACAACTTATATATCCATTTGGGACGCCGTGGGTTCCTTTTTCGCCATCATCCAAAGGACAATATAAACACAAATCGTCGCTTAAATCATCAGCGGTTTTTAATTTAGGGTTCTTTATTTGCCATATACCCAATAATAGGGTTGCAATTAATAATACAAAGAAAATTAATATTATCACGTCCATATTTTAACCTTTCATTCTACCAACATAAGACAAATTCAATACATCGTACATTTGCCCCATAACGGCAAATTCTAACATTGCGTCGCTGTTTGCAACGTCGTTTATCCTCAACAATGGGTATTTGTTGCCGTAATCCGTAACGTACCCGTCCGGTTCAATGTCTGAATATATCCGGTCGTTGTCGCTGTTTTCAAAGTATTTATTTAGGCTTTGCAGAATATTGTTTTCCAAATATTCTTTTCCCAATACTGCCTTTATTTTATCCTGCTTTCTTAATGCAAATCTCATAATATTTATAATTATGCCGGGGAACTCCCCGGCGTTGGTTATGCAATACGAATTAAATTAGCTTTTTTGAAACATCTGTATTCCTGCTTTTCTGTATCGAAATACGTTTGTACCGTGTCGGCGGGTTTCCGGGTTCCGGTTGTTGCCGGAATTGTTTCCGGGTTTGTGGTTCCGTATGCCTCACGCAATGAACCGTCTATTTTCTGAAAATAGAATTTTACTATTCGCTTTTTCATTTCGGCTTTTAGCTTCATGTTTAACCATGCACATTTTAAAGCCTCTGAAAGTTTGTAACCATTGCGTTTTACGAATTGCCACGCCAATTTGAAAATCTCACTTAATTTGTTTCTTTTTTCTGAACTCATACGAATTTGTATTTGGTTCCGGGAACCCGCCCGGTCGGATATTATTTAACATAGAAACTTATCTTTATTCCTCTGCGCAATTTGCAAACGGTTTTATCATCGGTGCCATTAAATGCACGGCGCAACATCTTATTAGCCATTTCAACGCCAATCAATTCAATCAATCCTTTAACGCCTACCAACTTGTTAACCTTTTTACCGTCAACAATACCGTTGATTTTAATGCGGAAATTGCGATTAATTTCTTTTGTTGTGTATAATAAACCGTTGTAAATTGTTGTTGCCATTTTGATTTTCTTTTAATTGTTCGGGGTAAACGCCCCGTCGTTGTTGTTTGGCAATGCAAATATACAACCTTTATTTTAATTACCAAAAGAATTTCTTTTTATTTTGAGCAAAACGCATAAAAAATTTTTCTTTTGGTTCAAAAGATAGTTATTTTTGGCGAATTTTCGATTTAAGCCACTTTCTTTGCTCAGATATAATTTATCCACCGGAATAAAAGAAGCCCGCTACGGGGCTAAAAATGGGCAAAACGAAAAAAGCCGGGGCAAACCCGGCTAATCCTTGAAAACAATCTCTAATTATGTGGTCAAATGTAATTCGATACAAAGATAGTTATTTTTCTATCTCTATATATTCAACCCCCATTATTTTTGTATGCGGGTTCCTGCTGATAACATCAATTTCCCGGCTCTTTATTTTCTTGGTTTTCCAAAGGAACCCCAAAAACCGTTTATATTGTACGGTTGCAGCAACTAAAATGCTGTCACGGTTTACAAATGTCCCGGTAAACTCCCCGTCCGGCGTCGTGCATCCTTTTAATGAAAACCACGGGTCGGAAATATCAACGCATTTCAGAACAATTGTTATCGTATCTCCGGGCAAATATACAATGCTGTCCCGGACGGTTCCCCGCAATTTGGTTATTGTTTCCATTTGTGCCGTTGTAACGGCTTCCAACTCCCGGTTCTTTGTCTGCAACGTCTTTATCAACTCCGCATCGCTCGCCCGGTATTTTTCAAACTCTGACAATTTCAGTTCCAAAACCCCAACTTTGGCGGCGTTCAAACTATCTTTCGTTTGGTATCGGGAAACTTCCTGCAATAACGTTTCCGTGTTGGTTCTGTATTTGTCCCTTTCCCCGGTCAACGTATTAATCCGGGAACGTTGCACCCATATAGTGACAACGGCGGCAACCGCCAAAGCAATTGCCGCTATTATTAAATATTTTTTCATAAGATACGTTTTATTGTATTGTAATGTACTTTGGCGATACGCTCACGCCCTGCGTCCGTCATCATAAAACGGCAATCTTTCTCCGTGTCCATGAAAAAGTTTTCGGATAATACCGCCGGGCAAACCGTATGTTTCAGTATATAAAATTGGCTTTCTTTGTCCGGGTCGCCGTCTATATAATCGAAACGCATTTTCCAACCGTCCGGGGCAAACTCCTTTTCCGCTTCTTCGCAAAGAACGGTTGCGATTGCATCCGCTTTCGTTTGTCCTACGCTTGTGTAACATTCCCACCCGGTGCCGCCTCCGGCGTTCCCATGAACGCTAAACAAAACGGCATTATTGCCGCAATCTGCATGGATAACGTTTGCACGTCGGCAACGTTCCGGTAATGATACGTCGGTTTCCTCCGGTACCAAAATTTCAAACTTTACGCCATCGGCTTTTAACATCGCCGCAATACGGCGTACAATGTCACGGTTAAACTCCCATTCAAACAATTGGGAACCGTCCCCCCAAATGGGGGAACGTTTCCCGGCACAATCCACGCCGTGACCTCCATCAATAATTACAACTTTACTCATTTTCGTTTTCTCCTTTCTTTTTATTGTTTTTGTCGGGGTCGTCCCCAAATTCTTTTTCCAATCTGTCAATTATCGGTTGCAAATGCGACGGCAAAGCCCTTGTAAACTCCAAACGGATAACATGGTATATTATCCGTAAGGCTATTTTCCTCGGGTATGCCTTAATTAAGTTGCGAAACGCATTTTGCAAATATACATACATGAACACGTATGTAAGCGACTTAATAACAATCATTGCCGCCCCGTCGTCGCCACATTGCAACATAACGGAATAAATGACGTGTATAATAACGACGTACAAAAGCAATTCCGCCAATGCGTTCTTAAACTTATGGAACGAAAAGCGTTTGCAATTCCTTATCGCCACGCCGTCCGCCCTCATTCCCGCCCAAATATTGAACGCAAACATTACTACTAACGCATAAACAAAACCCTTTGTCGGGGTTAAATACCCAAATAACGGGCTTGCGGACGTGGCGAATATCATACGCCATTGTTCCCAATTAAAAATTCTTTCCATAACTTTAATTTTATTTTTAATTATCTCTTTTACAAAAGAATAATGACTTTAATTTTTGTCCCAAATAATTTTTCCACAAAATTTTTCCTTTTGAATTTGGGTGTAATCCATCATATAGGAAATATCCGCTACCATCTGATTTTTCAAAGAAATCTACTACACCAATTTCATTCAATGCGTCAAAAACCATGCAAGAATATCTACCTGCCATTTTTTTTATTGCATTTGCTGTTGTAGTAAGTTTATCGTATGTTCTGTAATTCTCCGGATTTGTCTGCACAGGTGTTACGAGTATAATTGTTGAAAATTTAAATTTCCTATACAATGTTTCCAATGACCATCTTAGCCCTCCATATAATGTTTTCCTTTCCGTGTAATGCTCATTACTATTCAATTCATCATAAGTCAGCAACATTATTTCTTCATAATTATCAGATGTCGGTCTACCTGCGCCATTTGTTCCCATCCATATTACAATACAATCGGGGTATTGTATATTTCCCTCATCATATCTTCTTATAAGCCATCTTACTTCGTTTGGCAAATCAGTTGTCCAACCGTTACCGTCCGGATATGGATATGATGTAATAATTTGTCTTTCTGCAAATGTTGCTCCTCCTAATCCTAAATTATATAAATTTTGTACTCCTAAAAATTGTTTTAATGCATTCCAATTTTGCAAATCAAATTCGTTTTGTGATGAATTTACTATATCAACCAAAACAGATGTATCTACAACTTTCCCATCCTGCAATGTTGATGTAACGTATAAATATCCGCTTACGTTTGTCAACGAACTATAATCATGAGTATTACCAACTTTATCTTTATATGTAATTGTATTAGAAGGTACTGAATTTGTTCGCATAAGCATCATTATACTATCTCCTAATACTACAAGATTCTTATTTTGTATTTGTGTTAATATAGATTTTTCTAATAATTCTATCTTCTTTTTATTTTCTTTAGGAATGTATAAATATCCTATTTTTCTCCCTATTACATAAGGTACATCAACAGAAGTATATAGCCAAACAAATAAAAAACCATCAGATTCAGGCGTATAAGTGATTTGTATTTTCTCACCTATATTACTTGGATTTGTATTTAATAAACTTACTCCCGACTTACTTTCACGGTCATTTGTAAACATAATTGAACAATATGAAACATCTTTTGGGCCAACTGTTTTACCGGATATTACATATTTAACATTTTTTTGAACTTGGAAAATAGCTGTTTTTGCATATACTTGAGTACCGTCAACAAATTTTCCACTTGTACTAAGTGGATATGCTTGTATTATTTCATCATATTGTATTTCTTCCGTTTTGGGTATGATAATATTATCTTTAATTTCTTTTACTTCTTTAATATTATCATATAATTTATCAACAAAAGCATCTGATTTTATTATTATATACTTATTTACGGTATTATTAATATTAGTACAATTAGCTATAAAATAATCCCAGTCAAAATCTATTATAATATAGCCAAATTTAGTATATCCCTCATAATGATTATCTGAAAAATCTATTAATTGTTCTATTGAATTATCAAATGTTCTTATAATAAATCTTTTTGGTATAGATTTTGAATTATAAATTGTATTAATGCACAAATCTTTATATTTTCCTAATATTCTAATTTGCTTAAAGCATGAAAGTATTTTAATTTCGTTATCTGTATTATTTTCTGAATAAACAAAAGATGTTGTATTCTTTGTAATTATGTTACTAAATATATACGGAGAATAATTGATTTTATATATATTATCATTTAGTTTTGCACAGTTAGGATTCCAAAAAAAATCTTTTGATAAATCAACAACAACATATATTTTAGTTCCGCCAATTGTTGAATTTAGATATATACATTTACCTATTTCATTTATACTAACTTGCCATATGCACCAATATAAAGATTCACTTTCAAGTATAAAAGCAATTTGCAATTTTGTTTCGTCAGAAGGTTTTATTCTAACGCCGTAAAAAAACAAATCCTTATTCAATGTTTTATCAACATATATTTCTCTTAACAATTCTGACGCTTTTATAGTTTCATCAAAATATTTTTCATTAAAAGAAAAGTATGGTTTGGTTGATAATTCAAACAATGAATTATTGATACTTATATTTTTTGAAGATTCTAAAATACCAATAAGTCCTATCTTATAATTAATATTATTTGTATGCTTATCCCAATTATAATATAATTCTATATCGCCATCAGAATAATAATTTGATGTCATATTCATCATTTTCCAATTACTTCCATTAGAATATTTAATTATTACTCTTTTTGGAATACTTGCATCATTATATACAGTTGAAACTCTTAAATCGCTTATATCTATATTTTTTTTTATCCTTAAATATTGAAAATTTTCTATAACTTGAATATCGTTATTATTATAACCATCTAACAATGTAAGGTTATTATTTTTTGCTTCTACTTCTATAACTTTTGCAAATATTGCAATTCCGGTATTCTGTTTTACCCAATTACCGTTTTTATTAGCAAATAAAATAACTTGGTTCGTTAATTCCACACCACCGAAATTAGAATAAATACCCGGTTGTGCTGCTAAATAAAAAATGTTTTGGTCGGGTGTTCTCGGATTTGTTGTTGGTGTTGCTATTCCTGCAAATGTTGCCCCATAGCCTACCGTTGAAATTATCGTCAATAGTGCATTTTGCAATATTGCTCCGGTAATTTCTTGGTTGCCGTTAGATTTTATCACGTCGGCAACCGCTTGTTTTAATTGTTCGTAATTTCCCATAATCTAATTAATTTAATCGTTGTCAAAATCATTGTTGAAATCGCCGTTAAAATCTCCTTTGTTTGCTGTTATATTATAGCCACGTCCTATTTTCTTGACGACGGTATTTGTTTTAAATTCAATTTCCACGCTCGCCAAATCTCCCTGCGTTTGCCATTTCGGGGTAATTAAAAACGTGTCGCAATCGTATTCCCTGCCGTATTTATCCGTTATGTGTATATAATCAGCCATACGAATAAAACGCATAACATCGCATAAGTATTCCGGTGCCAATATAGTACATTTGAACGTCTTTACCGAAATTTGTTTTTCCGGGAAAAAATAACCGTCCCTTTCCTCGCCGTCCTCTTCAAATTCATAATCCGGTTTTCCTAACTCGGTACAAAGATATAACATGTTTTTGAATGTCGGATTTTTATAAACTATTTGTCCGGCGTCAAACACTAAATTTTCAATGTCCCACCAATCAATTTTCAAATAACCGGAAACGTCTTGCACAACCGTAAACATTTCGGAATACCATGTTTGAACGCCATCAGATAACCGCAAATAATAAATTCCGTCCAACTGATTTAATGGCATGGGTAATATTGACGGGTACAATATTACATCATAACCCAACGTTCGAAACCGGACAATCTGCAATCCGGTTTCCCTCATGTATGTTGTTATATTTGCAATTTGTTTTCCGGTTTTATCATATAGAATAACAGACGTAACAGGATTTGAACGGGTATTTCTTATTATCTGAAACGGCAATAATCTATCAGCCGGTGCGAACAATGGGTATATTTGCCCGTATGCGTAACTTTTACGGTGGTTCTGCTGCTCTATTGACGTGTACCACGGCAATACGCTTATATTGTTATTCTGTATCATATTTCAACGTTGCTTTAATGTTTCGACTACACAAATTTACGCTTAATTTATCAACTTGACCGTTACCGATATACGTTTTTATTAGTTGCATCGGGTTTGGGTCGTCATTTGCCGGAAAACTAAACGTTTGTTTCTTCTTTCTCTCAATACCGTATGCGTAAACCTCGGAACCGTTTATTGATACACGACGGGCGGGTAAATCATATAACCAATACGGGGATTGCAGATTGACAAACGCCAAATATCCGTTTTGCAAAAAGTATTCGACCCCGTTAATAGTTTGGCGGGTAAATGGTAATATCCATTGCGACCCGGACGTTGGCGGAACGGCGGCAAACAAGGCGAACCCGTCCGAACTCATATTGCCGGGGTTTAACAACATCATATCAATATCGGACGTAAAGTTTGATATATTAATTTCCTCAACCTTTCCGGGCGTTACATACTTGCTTATTACTTGTATCGGCAACCCTTCAAATGCCGCCGTAACGTCGTCCATCCATTCAAATTGGTAACGTTCCGGCAAATCGACCTTATCAAACGAATATTCCGACGTGTTGAACGCCCACGGTTTCCCGTTGCGCAAATTCAATTCCTTTGTCAAATCGTGGCTTAATATAGCCCCGCCGGAATAGGAACCGCCATTGCGGAAATATTGGATATGTTCGATTTTAAATTTGCCGTCCTCAATGAACCAATAACATTTAAAACAATCCCGTAACATATTGGTAAATTGTTGTAAGGTCGTCGGGGCTTTTTGTGCGGGTTGCTGATATTCCCCGTTTATAATATTGGTTTTCTGTGATACAAGCAAACGGAAATTCAACCCGGATATTGGATTGTTACCGCTGTATAAAAATTGGCTGTATTCCGCCGTGGCTGCGTGGGTAATACCGGGCGCAATCTGATTAAGCAAAACAGATATACAAGACGCAACCGGGAACGCATCCCGCAAAGTATATGCTTTTCGGGCTTTTTCCTCTAATATCCAATCCATCAAATAAAACCCAAACCACAACGACGCATAACGCCACGTTGACCGGGCGATTTGATAAAAGGTTTGCCCGTATATGGAATAAGGCGGCGCAAAATACTTTCCGTTGTCGGCTAATCCCCACTCGGTCGGGGTGTCTGAAAAGTTGTTTGAAATAAACGCCACGTCGATTGCGTAACCAATCGCACGCCTATAATTACGGTTATTATCAACTATATCATCGGCGGGTAATGGATATGTATTAAGGTCGTCGATTTTCTCCACGTCGCACAAATACCGGGCATATATATTATAACTTTTCATATCGGCGTGCATTGTTCCGGTTGCCCCGGAACCCTCAACGGCGGTTAAATCAAATTCCAACGTATCAAACGGTTCCTGCGTTACCTTTCGATAACGAAACATTACCGTATCGTCGGATTGTTTCCGTATTTCAACTACAGCAATACCAAACGGCACCCCCCCGTTTATTCGTTGTTGTGAAATATAGATATAATAATTAACATTCAATTCCGGGTATAATTTCCCCTCGAATACGTCCGCACTTGCACCCGTCGCCATTCGTCCGGTATAAAGCCCGGATATTACCGCCGGGGAACCGTTGGACGTAATTTGTATTTCTTTCAATATATTGCACAAAGCAAAATGATAGGTTTGTACTAATGCGTTTTGGTCGGTCGTGGCGTTTGCGTCTTGTTCCCAATTCGTACCGCTCAAAAAACAAGAAACAACACTATCCCCCGGAACGTATATTTGAATTAATGGACGCTTGTTTATCGTTATCCGTTGGATTGTCGGGGCTAATGTTATTAAATCGTATTCCTTTTCCAATCCTGCCAACACGTCGTTATAATCGTCGATTGCGTCCGGTTGTACAACAACCTTTTTATCGTAATCGGTAAACGTGCAATCGGTTTTCATAAACTTGCCTTGAAAGTATTGGAACCATGTACGCCCGCCGTCGTCGCTCTTTTCAATGCAATACAAAAATTCATTGTCGAACGATTGACGGTTTATATAGTCGTAATCATCCCGGACAAAGGTAATTTTGCCGGATAATTTGGCACGATAAAACCGTTGGTTGGTTTCTAATTCGTACTCCTTTGCCAAATCGTCCTTATAAATCGGATGCACGGTTTGACCTTGTAAGACGTTCGGGGCGTCCAACGTTCCCAATCTCAACCATGCCGTCCCGTCGGCGTAATGCGCTTTGATTACATTAAACCGGATATATGCGGCATTGCTTGGTATGTCAAATTCCGTATTTGTGGCGGACGGGTCGCTCCCCCAACCGCCGATAATCTTTTTATTGCTATCGTAAAATACGCCCCCGGATTGCGGGGTGAAATTCTGAAACAATTTGCGGGGGTACACATTCCCAACCGGGACAAAAGTACGGGTATAATAGAACCTTGTACTATTCCCGTTTATGTTCCCGGTTGTGCGACTTATCGACCCGTTCGCTAAAAACGCATTTACAAATGAATGTCTATAAATCGGGTTCATATCAATTTTTAATTTTACGTGTCAAATTCTTGTAAACCTCAATAACATTGCCGTTGCCATCGACGTAACGACGGCGGCGGTTTTGTTCCTTAATCTCCCTTACGTCGTCCTTTAAATCCCGCAAATCCGGTGCGTTATTTTGTTGAACCGTTACATTAATGCCGTCGGTATTGTAGGCATTAAGGTACTTTTGGGGGAATGTTCCCCGGTTCAAACTATTTATTACGTCCGGGATTAAACGACGGAAACGGCGGGAATTACGTTTATTGATAACGGCGAAAAATTCCCCGCCCTCGGCACGCCTCCGGGTTCCATCCGGTTTGGTTCCTAAATCCACGTCGTCCCCGGATTGGTGGGAACCGCCCGCCAACAATTCAACCGTACCGTCGCCGTATGTTTCCGTTCCTCCGGTTCCTCCGGTCTGTTTTGCCAATTGCGCCGCCTTGATTTTAGACGCTGCAAAACTCGCCCACATTACGGCAATTGCAGGTATTGCAAACGGGAAACCTAATTGCGACCATATCAACGCCGTTGCTGTTACCATGTTTCCGATTTGCTGCAATGTTTGTATTGCTGCCTGCTGTTTTTGCGCTTTCTGTTGTTCTTTCAACGCTTTTTCTTGGTTTTTCTTTGCCAAATCCAACTCCTTTTGCGCTTGTACAACATTATTGGCGTACCCGTTTGCCCTTGCTTCCAATTCTGCATCCAACGCCGATTGTGCGGCGGAAACCTCTTTATCCGCTTGCTCAACGGCTGCATCTGCTGCGGCAACACGTGCCGCCGTGAATGTATTTAACGCATCCAATGCGTATTGCATAGACGTATTAATTGCCTCTTTTTGGTCGTCGTCCAAATTAAGCCCAAACAAACCGTAAATGTCTGTTCCTCGTTCCTCCCCTTTGGATTGCTCAATTTCTTGGTCTATTTTTTTAATAGTGTTTTGAATTGTTTGTACCTCAACATCAGACAATTTATTGGCGGCTTGCTGATTTAATTCTAAAACCTTTTGCAAACGTTCCTTTTCTGCTTGCAAACGGAATTGAGTTTTCCGGGCTTCTGAATTTCTCAACAAATCAAACTCCGATTGTGCCAACGCTTGTTGTTGGTCGAATATCTGTAATTGCGCTTGCAAATATTCGTCCGCAATTCCGGCTCCCTTTGCGTCAAAACTTGCATTAATCGCCCCGGCGTCTTGCTGTTGCCCGGTCGGTTTCTGTTGGTTCTGTAATAATGCGGTTTGTCTTTCGTTTTCCAACAACTGCATCCGCAATTGTCTTTCCTGCTCGCTTCCCTTTTTGACTGCTTGCAAACGTAATTCAATGCTTTCTTTCTGCAACGCCAATTCCTGCAATTGTCGGTCTTGTTCGATTTTCAATAATGCCTCGGTTTGTTGCTGTTCCAACGCCGTAATTGTGGCGTTTATCGCTTGGCGTCCGGTTTCGTTCAAATCCTTTTCGGTCTGTAATTGGTGTTGCAAATCCTCAATCTGTCGGGAATACTGATATTGCGTTTGCTGCCTACGCTTTGCCCATTCGTCGGTTTCCAACTGCAATTGTGCATCCTGCAATTTCCGGGTTGCCTCCAAATTCTTTTTATAAGCCGCTTCAATTTGCTTTGCTTGTTGTTCTGCTGCCTTTTCCGCATCGCTTTTACCCCTTGGCGTTACGGTTGGGTTCTGTGTCGTTACGGGCTTATTGTCTGTTTGTGGCGTCGGGGTATCTCCAACAGAAACCGGGATTGTTAACGGTTTTATTTTCTTTTGCATACCCTCCAAACCCTCTTGGAAATTTTCTGTTATGTCTTTAACTTGGGCTTTAACCAAATTTCCGTACGCTGCTGCATAATCTGCCAATCCTTTTTTTACGTCGTCAAAATCTAACGTAAACGCCCCCTTTAATGCGGTTCCGGTTGCTTTGACTATATCAATAAAGAATCCAAACAAATTTCCCAACGTATCAAATGTTGTTTTGAATCCGGCAACAATCCCATTCCAAATTGCACGTATCAAAACACTTTCATTGTATAACTCAATCAAGTAATTGACAACATCAATAACCCCTTTTATTATCGCCGTCAATCCTTGGTTAACAAAAACTTTTGCCTGCGTTGTCAACGTTTCAAAATTTCCTCCGGTTGCGTCAAACAATCCGGATAATGCGTTTTGCAACTCAATTTGGCTTTGCAATTGTTCCTCCTGCAATTGCGCCAAAACTCCGGCTTTCCCTTTTACTTCATCCATGTTTGTTGAAATATCTTTCAACGTGCGCAAATACTGCAATCCGGCGTCCTCTCCGGGACCCCCGAATATATCTGCAATTGCAGCCCCGACCGTTGCCGCATTATCCGGCAATTCTGCCAATTTTGCGGAAACGTCTTGTATAACATCGAACGTTGTTTTGGTTCCGGTCTGCAAATCTTTTTGAACTTGTTCCGACGAAATACCGATACCGTCCAAAGCCGCCGCCGTCGCCGTCGTCATTTCACGCAAACGCAAATTTGCCTCCTTAATTGCGTCAACGCCTTTGTCCGAAAAGATACCCATTTTGTTTGTTTGGGCTACAATGGCAACAAATTGGTCTGCTGATATTCCCGCCTCCTTAAAATATGCCGGGTATTCTTTCAACGTGTCCAAAAATTCCCCGTTCGCATCGTCTCCGGACAAAAAACCATCCTTAACCAACTGCAATGCCTCATTTGCAGAAATACCAAATTGTTTTGATAATGCGTTTGTTGCAATCAATGTTTCCCGGAAATCTGCGTTGAATGAATCGGCGACGGCTTGCACCTCATTTCTAAACGCTTTCAAATCATCGCCACTTTTCCCGGTAAATTGTTGCGTCAATCTCGTTGCCTCAACTAACCCGGCGTTATAATCGTACCACCATTTAAACGCCGCACCCGCCGCCGCAATTCCGGCAATCGCCAAAAAAACCGGGTTTGAAAGTAATCCCAACAAAGTTTTTCCCAATGCTTTTGCCCCGTCGCCAATAGCTGTAAAAACGGCTTTACTTTCAGCCCCGCCACGTCCTAACGTCAAAAGACTTTCGCCAAATGCGCTATTTAAACCTAACGTTTCTTTTAATTTGTCGCCATACGCAATAATTGCGTCGGACGCCTCCGTATAATTTCCGACGTTCAATTGAAATTTCCCGGTTGCTTCCTGCAAACGTTTCATTTCTTCGTATATTTCTTTGGTTTGTGCAACCAATTTTCGCCCCTCCTCGGTGTTTTCCCGTTCGGCTTTAGTCATGTTGTTTAAATAAATCTTATTCAATGAATATTGCGCCGATAAACGGTTATAACTACCCTCGGCGGATTGATTTATTTTCACAATCAGTTTATTAATTTGGTTCGCTTCCTGTTGTGCCAATTTTAACTCGGCTAACTTTTTGGCGTTCTCGCTTTCTGCAAACGCCAAATCACGTTGCGCACGTGCCAAACGTTCCGCATCGTCTGCGGCTTTCTTGGTTGTGTTCCTGCCGTCCTCGGTTGCCCCGGAAACCTTTTGCAGAACCGCCGCCAACTGAATTGCTTCCGCCCTAATATTTTTCAACGCATTTGTATATGCGTCTGAAAGTTCATCCAATTGCTTTATCAAATCAGTAATCGAATTATCGGGGCTTACCAAATCAGAATATTTAATTGGGTTGTTGTTATCTGCCATATATCCGACTATTTGTTTTTGTTATTTTCGGGCAATTTGCCCTACAATCAATTTTCTTTTCTCAAATGTATAATTTATCGTCTGAAAAATAAAGCACCTTAAATCGCCTTATTTTGGCTTTTTCTGCTTGCTTTTTTCGCTTGCTCCTTAATGTATTCAAATGCGTTGTAATATTCCAAAACGGTAAACGATTTTGGGTTTACGTGCAAATGTTGGGACAACATCAAACACATATTTTCAAACTGCTTGTCGTATTGTATTTCCACGCTATCCGACCCGCTAAACGATTTGGGTTTTGTATAAGTCAACAACAACGTCGTAATATGGTCTATTTCTTCCCGTTTGTCGCTTTCGTCCCCCTTTATTATCGCATCCAACATTAACATCGTGCGTTGCTTCAATTGGTCGTAATACTCTTTAACCGTGGCGTCGTCGAATAGTTTAGGAAAATACAATTGCAATTCTTCATCTATTTTTTTTTTGACCGCTTCCAATTGGGCGGTCAACTCGGCGTTCGGCGCATCGGCGAATAAATCCAATACCTTTTGCAAACCGT